GAGGGTGTTGACCCAAGAAACGGAAGGACTATTGTAATCGGAACTCCAATCAGGGAGGGATGTATTGTAGATAGATTAAATGATAATTACGGTTGGGTTACTAAAATTTATGATTCCATAGATGAGACAAACCAAGTTTCAATTTGGGAACAATATCGTTCCTATGAATGGATAATGGATAAGAAAAGAGAATATGAAGAATTAGGAATGAGATGGAAGTGGTATGCTGAATTCAGATGCCAGATTTCAGGTGAGGAAGATAGATTATTCAAAGATTGGAAATACTGGGGTGGGCAATTAGAGAGGAATGGGGATGATAATTACTTAAAAATAACCCATAGGAATAAGCAAGAACTTCCTATCCCGGACATAGTTCCCGTTAATGTTTTCTTGGGTATTGACCCTGCTTCATCTACGAAATCCACGGCAGATTATTCGGTTACCTTTAGGATAGCCTATGATGGAAGGGATATTTACGTCTTACCTTATTTTAGAAAAAGAACAACTCCGTTAGGACACGCAGAACAAATTATTGAAACAATTAAACAAGACAGACCCGTTAGGGGACACGTTGAATCAATAGCGTATCAGGAAATGTTAAGAACTTATTTAAGACAAAGACTTAATGAAGAAGATATATACTTACCCGGCTTAGAGCTTAAAATTAATCCTCGTTCTGAAAAATCCTCAAGATTAGAAAAGATGCAGCCATTTTTCGCCACGGGCAGAATTTGGTTAATGGACAATATGCCGGAATTAGAAGATGAATTAAATATGTATCCCAGAGGTAAGCACGATGATTTACTTGATGGACTATATTTCTCAACGATGAAACTATATCCTCCCGATCATACAGTAGAGACAGAGGGAGATGGGAACGATTATGAAAAACACTTTCTTAGACAATCTAATACTAATTTAAGTTGGATACGGGTATAAAAAATGGTGATAAGAGAATACATCTGTGATGAATGCGGTCAATTTGAAAAGAGTGAATCCATAAAAGATGAGCCTCTAAAAAATTGTCCCGACTGTGGTAAGGAATTAAAAAGAAAATACTCCCTTACGGATGTTCTATTCTGTGAGGTAAATAGGAATAGATATGTTGGAATTAACCCACAAAAGGAAAGACCGATATTAATATGAAATGTCAATGCGGTACTGAAATAGAAAGAAACGACAAAATGATTTGGTGTCCTAAATGCGGATGGTCGTTTACCATAGAGCTTTTAAAAAACTTATATGAGTTTATTAATGGATAATTTAACAGAAGTTCAAAAATCTGAGAAGATTTTAGAGAGTTATAAGAAAGGCGATAGAGCAACTTGGGCTAATAACGTAGTTAAAAGCCGAGCCTTTGTTGCCTCGATGCAATGGACACAGGCAGATTCAGATGCTTTAGAGGCAGCTAATCAACCAGCTTTAAATGTAAATGAAACTACACCCGCAAGAAATCAAGTAGTCTCTACCTTAACTAAAAATTCTCCGAGATGGATGTCTTATGGTAGGGAGAAGTCAGATGTTAATTTATCAACAAAGATTTCCTCCTTAATGGAATACATCTGGCAGAATTCCGATGGTGATACGAAAAATGCACAAGCTACGGAAGATTTTGTAGATGCGGGTATGTGGGCGATGATGGCTTACGTTGACCCTTATGCTGATTTTGGTAAGGGTGAGATTATACTTACCGATGTAAACCCTACGGAACTTTATATTGATCCCAGTTCCCGAAGAATTGATACAGAAGATGCTGCACATAAACTTTTATATACCAGAGGTACTAAGGAATTTATAGAGAATAAATATCCTGATTTTGATTTTAAAGATGCACACGAATCCTATTATAGTGACGAACCTGAAACTACAATGGCTGCTAACGAGGGACAGGTTATAAATCCCGTTGATGATATAGAACAGAAGAAATATGATATAATAGACAGATATACTAAGATTAAAGAAAAGCGTTATCACATTCAGGATAGAGATTTTGAAGCCATATTCACCAAGGAACAATATGACGAATACTGGAAAGAAGAAACGGTTATCCTGACTTCGATGGGGAATGAACAATACTTAGTAGATGAAGATGCTAAGGCGTGGTTTGATATTTATAGTCAATATGGAGAGATAGTCCATTATGAATTCGACCCTCAAAGTCCAGAACCTAAAATAGTTCCCGGAATAGGCGACCCTTCCGTAACAGTTCAGATTACTCTTTCCAATAAGGGATATTTTATTCAACAGAATATTATACAAGTAGATAAACCTCTCGTAGATAGAATATTAAGAGTGTTTTCAATTGGGGGTAAAGAATACTTTAAAGATATTCTTCCAATAACAAGATATCCCATTCAGACTGCGATGAATGGTTTCCAAAGGAATCCTTTTCCCATTGGAGATATTGCTTTAATAAGACCCTTACAGGAACAATTAAACAAAGTTACCTCTAAGATTACGGCTTACATTTCAGCGATTACAAATCTTACCGCTTTCGTGCCAAAGGGTTCGGGTATGAAGAAACAACTCGAAGAACAAATGGGTAAAGCGGGAATAAAGATTTTTGAAGTTGATATGGAAGTAGGTGGACAACCTGTATTTGCCCAATATCCTCCTATGCCTGCTGGTGTATTTGAGGATAGACAAAGGATTATAGCACAGATTCAAAGAATTATGGGTGCATATCCGATGTTAGATGGTGATGCTTCACAAGCACCTGAGACTTATAAAGCTACTTTAGTAATTCAAGAAGAGGGACAAAATAGAACTCAATATAAGAGAAAGAGAATTGAAGCTGGGATTAATAATCTTGCGAAGGTAGTCTCTGAAATGATTTCCAGTGGTGTCTATAAAGAAGAAAAAGTTATTCGTTTATTAAAACCCAACAACTTAGTTAAAGAAGAAACCTTCAATCAAGTAAGTTATGAAACTGGCGCAAGGAAGATAATCAATGATTTATCAGTAGGGAAATATGATATAGTTATGGTATCCGGTTCAATGCTACCTACGAATAGATGGGCAAGGAGTGAATACTTCACGGGATTATATGAAAAAGGAATCCTACAAGATGCTTCTGTTATTTTAAGAGAATCAGAAATTCCAGACGTTGAAGAAATTATAGCAAAACAAGATAAGTTAAATCAGGCTATGCAATACATTCAGCAATTAGAGGGACAGTTAAAAGAAATTTCGGGAGATAAACAAACGACAGATCGTGAGAATCTACATTTAAGACAAAAGGTAGAAGTAGAGAAGTTCAAAACAGATTTAAAGGAAATATCCACCGATGCCAGAAGCGCAGTTACGCTTGGGAAGTTACGCATTAGTGATGAAGTTAAAAATAAAAAGAAGAAAAATCAAGAAAAGAAAAAGAAATCTACAAACGTAGGTTAATAACTAAATAGGGACACCTTCTATACGAAGCTCCCAAGGAGACAATAATGGAAAATTATGACGAAACCACATTCGAGCCAGTGGAAACTTCAGTAGCGGACACTACGGAAGAAACAATTGTTACGCCAGTTGTACCTGAAAAGGACGAATCTGAAAAGGTTGAACCTGAGGTTGAGACTGCACCCGAAACAATTGAAGAACCGGAAGTTACTCCTGCGAAAGACCCCACAAAGGACAATGATGCCGTCAGATACGAATATCAGCAATCAAGAGCTGATAAACTCGAAAAGGAAATAGCAGAACTCCGAAGTAAACTTGAGCCACCTCCGAAAGAGGATGCACCTCCAGTTGATCCGGGTGAAGACGCTGACCCACTCGATGCGATAAAGTATGCTAAAAAAATGAGTGAATATACTTTAAAGCAAATTCAAAAAATGAATGAGAAGGCGACTCAGACAGAAGCACAGAGAGAAGCACAGGAGAAGCAGTTGGCATTTAGGAATTATACTATTGCCAAACTTACTGAGGTGAACAAAAGTCCGCAGAAGAGCACACAAATAGTGAACTTTTTTGCTAACTCTAAACATCTTGAAAATCCTAAAATCTATGATGTAATGTATGACGCTGCTCAGGCATTTCTGAATGGGAAAGCTCCGGCAGGAGTAACTTCTAAAGCACCTCCGCCTCCGACTGGTGGTGAAAGTGTAACAGGAGATAAAACTGTTGATGAGGCTTTCAGCGATGAATTAAGACAACAGAAATCATATAGACTTTAAGTCTGTATAGGAAAGTGAGTTAATCACAAATGGCAGCAATAGAGAAACATCTCTATCAAGGAAGTTCGACTGGAGTATTACGAACTGAGAGGATAGATTTTTATATCCAACCGCAGGTTGTTAAGACACGCTACCCCAACGTAGCACCGTTCTTAACGGCTGTGTCGAATTGGAATCAAACAGTGAAACCAAAATCGCCACAATACAAGATGTTCCAATATACATCTCAGTGGCTTAAACAGTATTTTCAAGTTACAACCGGAACTACATCAGCCGCAGATGACGCAGAGGATACATTAGCGGTAACAGTAACAAATGCAGTTGGTATGCCCGCAGCTTTTACAAATCATTTAGTTGGTTTGAAAGTTCAAGCACACGCTAACGTAGGAAGCAAACCTTCGGGAGTAGCTAAGGGTACTTTCGTAATTACAACCTTTACATCAACTACATCTATCAATGTTAAGAACTTGGGTTCGGCTGAAGTAGTTATTGCGAATGATGATTGGTTAGTAGTTGTAGGTACGGCTTTCGGTGAAGGTACAGTGGCAGCAAAACCTTCTCATAA